AACAGCTCTGAACTTGATCTTACCAACTCCATGAATGATATTGAAAGTGTGGATATTGAACTTATAGAAGCTTATTAACATGCTCGAATTCAAATTAAAAAACCGCCCTTTTTTACTCGATGAATCTACATCCATCCGAATAACCTGGTTTAATCCTGCATGTTTCTTCGATAAAATAGAAGGTGATGTGGCCATGGGAATACAGATTCCGGAAAACGATAATAACCGGGCAATGCTTGGTAATCCTGAAAGATTTGAACGCGATACCAAAACCGACGACCAGGAGTTTGAAGGTTTCGAAGTCCGCTACAGCGGTGTATTGTATATTTCCGGAACACTCATTATTAATGGTTATGCAGGAAAAACCTATACCGGATGGACACGTTCCAATGTTGGAAATCTCGGAAAGCAGCACCGCGAAAAATTTATTTATGATATTGCTGCTTTTAATCAGAATATTTCGTTCACTAACAAAGCTAATTACGATCCGGATTCCGACCATTACGGTTGCCCCCGAATAATGAATGAGCTGTTTTTTAAAGACAAAGGCGGACGTCGTGAGTTTTATCGCCTTTCCGTTAACCCCGACTGGTGGCCGGGCAGCCAGGAAAATCAATTTTCCTATGAGCCGTATGAGTCGGAAGTGCTTTCTGAAGGTTTCAGGCACAGTAATTATTCATACGTCAACCAGCTCAACCCCGACAATACTGTGAAACTGGGTATAGTGCCATTCGCTTCGCCAGATTTACTGTATTTAAACGATATCACCGTTGTTTCACCAATGCTTTTCCTGAATTACATTATAAAGGCAATTTTAAAAGATGCCCATTATTATATCAACAATAATGCTCTTGCCGATAATGATGATCTCAAAAAGCTAATCCTGTATAACAATTTCGACATCACAAAAATGGGCTTTACAACCATTGGCGAATTACCTTTTAATAGCCCTTTCGCCAATTTAAACGGAATAAAAGCGCATAGTTTTAAAATTGATTTTGCTTACCGTAATTATACCGATACTTTCAAATACAAAGACCTACTTCCAAAAGTGCAACTAAAGGATTTTATACTTTCAATACAAAACCTGCTTAATGTCTGTTTCCTTTTTCGATCTGACGGACGTGTTGACATAATCGATCGTGAAGAGATACTCAAAGGTCCGGCAATTGATATAAACAAATACATGATTGGCAATTGGGAAAAAGGAGAAAAGAAAGATGTAACACTGAAGTTCAAATTTAGCCATGATGATGCCGACCTTATTTTTAAAGACCGTTGGGAAGATATCGACGACAGGCGAGATGATGAAAAAGAGCCGGTGGATACATGGGACGATCTCGACCTGATAGAGGATCCGGAAATTGGTGAAGTACGTTACCTGCAAACTTTAAATATTTACGTTGAATATGCCTGGACACAAAAGGTTAATATCGACCAAAAAACAGGAAAGGAAATTAACGAGGATATTCTGGGTTGGAAATTCCTTGCAGCCGGTTTTCAAAATGGGTTTTTCAATCGGGGTCGCGACCAGGAAGAAACAATCGAAACAAAATTCAGTACCCTGTATAGCTCTTCCCCGGGAAGCATTTATCCACCTGCAGTGCAACAGCCGGGCAATATGAAAAGTATGAAATTTGCTTATAAAAGCTTTTCGCCAAGGCTAATATTTTATAATGGTAACAACCAGTGCGAATTTACAACCGAAAATATCAGTATCGACTGGGAAAGACCCGAAACCGGCTTACTGGCCACCCGCTGGCCTGTATGGAACCGGTTTTGGAGCACTCGTCTTCCGGTTTCACGGCAAGCCGATCTGCCACTCAATGTTATCGACTATATCCGTCGCAACATTACCAGCAAATTCCGAAGCCGGGAAGGTGAATTTATCATCCAGGAAATGGAAACCGAATTTGGGCTTAATAAAATTGGAGACACAAAACTAAAAGGATATAAAGTGTAAACAATGCAAAATGATAAATGCAAAATGATAAATTATAAGAACTTTCCTCACATTTCTAATTTACAATTTTTAATTTTTAATTGAAACCATGTCTGACGAAAGAGATTTTAGTAAGAGCGAGCTGAAAAAGATCTTCACGAACCTGAGCAATAAAGAGATTACCGATGTTATGATGTCGGTTCTCATTGACCGTTGCTACAATGAAAAAACAAATTTACGGTCAAGCGGATTTAACTATCCGGGCGGTACCGATTCTTTAATTACCTGGGAAGATGGAACACGCACGTTTACCATTACCCCTTTTGACCCCGAAGTTGCTGATTGGAAACCCCGTTACGGAATTTGGAGTTGGGCAGGTAGTGCAGTTTTGCACCGCCGTTACGAAACGGAAACCATTGAACTGCCTGACGAGGAAGGGCTGTTTTGCATTTACTTTGATAAAGGCGAAGATATCCGCTACCAGGTACTCCAGTATATTAAAAACCCAACCACTGCACAGTTAAAGCAACTCTACACCGAAAAAGTAATTGTTTCTTTCATTTACTGGGATGCCGCCAATAACGAAGCCATCCATTTTGGCGACGACCGCCACGGCAGCGAATGGCAACCGCAAGTTCACCTGTATTTGCACAATGCTTTTGGCGCAAGGCGAAAAACCGGCCTGCAGTTTACAGGCTATTCCCTGAATGGTGATGGCAGCCTTAACGACCATGCAAAGTTCAATATTACCGGTGGAACCATGCTGCACGATGATTTTGAACTTGCAATTCCAACCTCTTCAAATTCAATTCCGGTACTGTATTCGTTTGGTAATTTTCCGAGGTTTATCAATAATAACGGTTACGCTTTTGCAGGCGCTACCCGTGTGTACTATAACAGTGGCCAGATTTCGCTTGCACAGGCCGACAGTGGAAACTTTGTGCTTTATCACATTTTTGCCACAAACGAGATACTGACAGCCAGCAGGAAAATTATTTCGGTGATGGGAACCGCGCAATACACAACCCTTGCCGATGCATACAAAGGAGTTGAGCCGGAACTGGATGGAATTTACACCTATATGCCACAACAGGGCAGGTGCTATCTGGGCAGTATAATTATTCAAACAGCCGATGAATATACAAATGACGTAAAAGCGCGGATTGTTGCTTTAACTGGTAATGGATCGCACCCGCCCGTGACTATTGCCGATGGCAGTAAACTTTACCTGAGTATAAACGATAAACAAGAACTGGAGATTGATGTTGACGCGCTGCCTGGTGGTGAAGGTGGCGGCGAAGATGGCCGCGAGGTTGAATTATCAACATCGGGCGGTTATGTGGTTTGGCGCTACGTGGGCGACATTTATTGGAATAACCTGTTTTTAATACCTGCCGATGGCGATGATGGAGTACCCGGAGCACCCGGAAGCGATGGCGATGATGGCCGTGAAGTGGAACTGCAGGAAAATGCCGGTTGGGTTGAATGGCGCTATGTGGGCGATGCAAGCTGGACACAGTTGTACGAAATACCTGGTGCAGCAACCGATAATTCAGTAGAAATTTACATCGACTTTCTGGACACAACGCCTTTTGTTTTTACCGCGCCCTATGCCATGAAATTTACAACTCAAACCGCCGAAAATGGAGCGGCCACTATTGACCCGGTGCTCGACAATAATTTGGCCCAATACGATGATGTTACAATTACACCTGCCGCGGCAGGGCTTGTAACCTTAACAGGAGTAAAACTATGACAACAAAACAAAGATTCTATTTTCGTTCATTTGCGAGCGGCGGAGAAAGTCCTGACCCCGCAATATATTGCCCGGCAAATGGATATTTGCCACCTTACCAATATTTTGAAAGTCCAATTGAAGTGGATGTTGTTTCGGAAGAATCAATTGTATTTATTCTCGATACGGAGATAAACACCTTTTTTAAAGGTTTTTATATAAGTGCTGATTCCGCCTGTAGTTTGATCTTCACTTATTACGATGAAAACGAAAATTTACTGGATACAATTACAATAACAACCTGGAGTAATTACACCGTAAATCAGGAAATACCTTCTTCAACTTCAAGATATGTAAAATGTATTGTAACACTGGACAATGGCTTGTGTTATTTTACGAGATTATCGTCTTCGTCAAATATTTATGTAGGATCTAATGCTGTTGCATTGTTTGCAAATACTCCAAATCTAAACACAGTAATTAATTTTAGATATCAACTCCATTTAAAAATTGTTCAGTTTTTATGCACGTTGGATTATGTACCATCATTAGAATATCTATTTCAACAATGTGGAGTAGAAAAATTTACAATGCCAGTTAATATGCCGGCATTAACTACAATGCAATACGCCCTTTTGGATTCACCTATAAAAGAATTTATTTTTCCTGTAGGCTTCTCAGCGCCTTTATTAACAGGTATGTTTTATCTTGCCGGACGTGCTGTAAACATTGAAAGTTTTTCTTTACCTGACATTCCATCATTACTTTCAGCTAATTTATTACTTTATTATACAAAGGCAAAAACAGTAACAATTTCAGGTTGCGAAAATTTAACAAGCATTTCTCAATTACTTGAAGGAAATACAGATATAGAGCAAGTTACACTCCCATCATTTCAAAACCTCACCGCCGCAGAGAGGGTGTTTTATGGTTGCATTAATTTAAAGAAGCTAACCTTAAATGGAACGTGGAATAAATTTGGAACCTCTTTTTTAACCAATTGTTACTTATTGCGTGAATTACATTATCCCAGAATATTGACTTCTTATACTGGTTCTATAACAAACCAGAGTACATTGCTTAGTCTTTCTATTATACATTTGCCTGATTATCTCGATTTTTCTGCAACAGCATCTCAGGCAAATTATTATTACCTCATAGGAATAGGTACAGTAACCAATAATCTAAAGAAAGTTTATGGAGATTTTGAATTTGCTTCTGACGAGTTAGGCCTTATTTATAACGCGACATACTATAAAGATAATTTAGAGGAAGTTAATTTGCCTAAGCTCAGAGTTAGCAGGGTAGATATTGGATCTAATGGAACAACGTATAAAATGAAAAAACTAACTACCTTAGTTGTAGATTGGCAAAATTCAACATATTCAGGTACAAGCCCGCAAATACGTTTAGCGGCACCGCTTGATTCTGCATGGCTAAATTCAATGTTCACTGCTTTGCCAGTTGTTACAGGCAAAACCATAGATGTACGTTATTGCGATGGCTACGCCACTTGCGATAAAACAATTGCAACCGCTAAAGGCTGGACTGTAACTTAATTCTGTCCTTTTCCAACGCACCCGCTGCCGTTATTTTTACTGAAAAAAAAATTATGCTTACGCAAATAAGAGGTGAATTTTACGATGCAGTAATACTGCAGAAGATGGTTCCGGAAGTGGCAGATGTTTCAGTGAACAATTACGAAGCCAAAAAGCTCGACAAAGACGGTAACGATAGCACAAAACCAGAGGATTTGCGCCCGTTTATTATAGCCCATCCGCTTCCGTTGCGTATGAAAGTGCAAACCTGGTTAGGCAAAGAGATAACATGGACATTTAACGCTGGCGAAGATCCAATGCCACTGCGCAAAATATTTGCCAGCCCTGCACCGGTATTGGTTGAAAACGGCGAACCAACTGCCACCACAGTTACTTCCATTCAAATAAGCTACTAATGAGCGGCCTGGGAATGCAGCTCGGGCTGCGAAGGTTTCGGAGAGGGGTAATTGGAAGGTCTGCAACTCCGGTTGCTCCATCATTGATCCTGGATAATATTACAAATTCGGTAGGTGCATATTCAATCAGAAAATTACGAACTGAATACACCGGTGCCTGTATTAAAATACGCAGAAGTTCTGACAATACAGAACTTGACATAGGTTTCGTGAATAACTTGCTCGATACAGATGCCATGCTCGAATTTGTTGGTGCTGGTAATGGCTTTGTATCTGTTTGGTACGATCAGAGTGGTAATAGTCACGATATCGTTTCATCTGATACTACCAGAGAAGCTGCTATTATTTCTAACGGAACTCTAATTGTCGGAGATACAGGAAAACCTGTTCTTTCAACTGATGGTGTTAATGATTTCTTTTATGCCGACATTCCTGAATTATCAACAGCCCCCGCACTATCATTTTTTATAACATTCTCTACGTCATTAGCTGCCGGAGCCAACACTTCAACATCTTACGCCTGGGGAATGGGAAACACACAGGTAGAAGACAGGGCTTTAATAAAAGCCTCCAGTACTGGAGCACTATCCGGAGAATTTGTATCATTCGATGTCAGGAGAACACGGATAGGGTTAGAAAGATTAGGTTCCTCTTCTTATCGCCGAGATGCAAATACATCAGTAATTGAATCAGACTTTGTCCTGAATACAGGATTACGCATGTTCCAGAATGGATCCGAAATTGATTTGGATTTAACTTCTTCTGGTGCATCTCCTGATGCAGATTACACTCCCGAATCAGGTAATTTACCTCAAAGGATTTATTTCTCATGCGCCTATGACGTTAACGTGTACAAGAATTTTAGAGCACAGAAATACTCCGAAATTATCTTGTTTGCAACTGATAAATCCGAACATCGTCAGTTATTGGAAAATGACATTTCTTCTTTTTTTTTTAATGTAAATTTGCCTGTAAACGTTATATATTCAAATCCTTATTCAGGTGTAAATTTTGAAACCGTTAATGCTTACAAAGCCGATCTTCATTCTCATACTAGCCAGAGCGATGGGGTGAATACACCTGAACAACTTGCTGACGCCTTCAGCGCCAAAGGTTACAATGTTTTAGCAATTACTGACCACGATACATATCCGACAGTTGAACCACTACCAACTTACCCTTTGAGTTCGTTTTCTGATTACACACCAACAAGCGAAACTGCCGGAAGTTCTGCCGAGCTTTATCCTGAAGTTGGATTGTTAATGATTCAGGCGAATGAAATTACAGGATTGCCCGCAACAACTATACATCACCGGGTATCTCTTTTTAACGATATGTGGACATCCGAACAGATTTCATCCGGGGAGTTTGACACACGGAAAAACGACATTCAGTGGACACTTAGCAAAATTGCTGAAAAGGGAGGTTTATCTATTCTGGCACACCCAAGCAAACACCCTGATTTCGGAACAACGTATGATTTGGCATTTTACACAGGGCTTGTAAATAATACTGAAAACCTGCTGGGTGTTGAAGTAAAAAACTCGCTTGCATATAATGACGAACCTTTGTGGGATAGTTTGCTCAACTCAATCTCCGGGAAAAATATTTGGGGCTTTAGCAACAGCGATGTTCATAATATAACTGTTGGTTGCGGAACCAATTACAACATGATATTTGCCGCCAGTTTAACCAAAGCAGCCATTTATAATGCACTCAGAAACGGACAGTTTTACTTTGTAATTGATAGCGCCGGCGCAAATATTGCAAGGCACAACCCCAACGCAACGCCAATAATCAGCAATATAATTGCAAATAATTATTCCATAGAAATTACAGCATTAAACACAATCTCAATTGAATGGATAAACAATGGGAATGTAATTTTTACAGGTAGCAAATTCATTGCCGGTAATTTTTCGGGCATCAATTATGTACGTGCAAAACTAACAGGCATTAATGGTGGATATGCTTTTACACAGGCTTTTAAAATAAATTAGAAAACATCATTTGTTCTTTAAAACATAAAAGGCAAAAACGCTTCATTCCGTTTTTGCCTTTTGCTTTTTCTGTCCTTTTCTATCCCTATCCTGCAATTTATTTTCGAAACAAAAAACACTTTTTGAAGATGGATTTACAAAACATTATTTTTTCAATCTCCGGCTTTCTTATTGTAATGCTCCTTGGCATAATCGGATTCTTTCTGAGCCGTCAGATTACAGTTATTGAAGGACTGATCGATAGCGTTAATGCCCTGAAGTTAAGCCTCGAGCTGGTTAAAAACAATGAGATTAATTTCCGCGGAAATTGTGCCGACCGCCACAACCTGATCAACAAAAGGCTTGATGATTTTGAAGAATTTATTCAATCATGCCAACCTGTTAAAACTCCGGTGAAGCGCCTGGGGAAACCCAAAAATACAACCGAATGAGAACAATCAGAGAAATCATCATCCACTGCTCCGCCACAAAACCCAGCATGGACATCGGGGCTGAATGGATCCGCAAAATCCACGTTCAGCAAAACAAGTGGCGCGACATCGGTTATCACTATATCGTTCGTCGGAATGGTTCTGTGGAAGTTGGCCGCCACATCAGCCAGGTTGGAGCACACTGCAACGGCCATAATGAAGGAACGATAGGAATCTGCATGGTAGGCGGGTTAAGTGAAACCGGAAGGCCTGAAAATAACTTCACCCCTGACCAGTTTGAAGCCGTTCAGAAACTCATTTTCGATAAAGTATCCGAGTTCCCGGAAATCGTGAAACTCAGCGGCCACAACGATTACGCCAACAAAGCCTGCCCGTGTTTTAACGTTCACGAAAAACTACGGCTATGAAAACAAAAAATCTGCCTTTGTACATCCTTGCTGCAATCATAATTATCGGGTTTTTCACTGTATTGGGATTATTGCTTTTCAAGCCAATCCCAGAAGCAAATCAACGTGTTTTGGATATGTTGTTAGGAGCCTTGGTTACATGTTTTATTGCCATAGTAATGTATTGGTTCGGGAGTTCAAAAGGAAGTGCCGACAAAACTGAAATGATGAATCAAAAATAAAAACAGTTACGGGTGGCTGACCAATATACCCGGCGCTCTGCGATATATTAATTATACTGTATTAAAAACACAGCGTCCAAAAAATGTATTTCGATTCTTTATTGAACTGACAGTTTTTAATATGGGTTTGCAAAGGAGGAGCTTTTTTAGCTTCTCCGAACCAAACAATTTCAAACAACTAATTTAATTCAAATGAAAAAATTAATTCTTCTTACCATTTTCCTTGCATCAGGAATATGGTCGCTTTTTTCGCAAACAACAACGCTGCCACTGGCAATGCGAATGGAGTTGGTTACCTGGCTTAATTTTGTGCCTAAAGATTACCTGGCTGACAACAAGGTCGGAACCCTTGAAATTAAGGTTAGAAACTATGATGTTTACCAAACAACTTCCGGCCAATACTACATTGAGTTTACCAATTCCAAACTTACCAAAAGCCGTAAATACCTTGGATATACGCATGGGTTAGATTATAAATACGAAGGCAACAGCGTGTTTTTCAGCGCCGACACCACAAAAGCCTGGTTGTGGACCATTGACCGTTACGGCCAGATTTTCAAAATGGATCTGCCAGACTGGATGGCTGATGAAACGAAGAAGTTAGTAAAACTAATGGCAGTACCAGAATGAAAACAATAATGTTCCTGTTAATTTGCCTGTTATGTTTTTCGTGCAGAAACACGAAAGAAATCATAAAAAATAATACAGAAGAAAAAACTTCCTTAGAGCAGGTAACTACCAGAATCCAGGATGCCACGGCTGACACAAAAACGGTTAAAGCTATTGAAGAAAGCATTTCTGAAACCGACAGTACGGTAATTGAGGAAACTGTAGTTGAGTTAAGCAAACCTGACAGCACCGGGCAGCAACACCCTGAGAAAATTACAACCAGGGTAATTTTAACCGGCAGGAACAAGCAAACCAAAACCGGCACAAAGGAAGAAATTGATAATATTACTGAAAATAAGGTCGTTGAAACAGAGACAAAAAATGAGCAGCAGGTTATTGATTCGGTTATAGAAACAAAAACAACAAAAAAATTCCCGCTGTGGAAAATAATTCCGCTTGTTGTGCTTGTTGCTGGGGCGGCATTTTTATTATTTAAGTTTAATACGATCAGAAAATAGGCTACTCGTTTTTCTGTCCTTTCACTTTGCCCATGTTTTAATGAAATTTCAGCTTTAATTGTTTAACCATTTAATTTTTACTCGAATGAAAAAGTTTTTGATTTTTATGATGCTTGCTTTTTCGGTGGTTATGTATGCATCGCCACCATCAGTTCCGGAAGTTATAACTGAACAGATTCAGTTTTCACCGCCCGGCGAGTTTCAAACCGTTCAGGAATTTGACCTCGATAGTCCCGATAGCTATCGGGATCGAGGGCAGGAGGTCGCGTTTGTGTACCTTGGTAATTTCGAACTGGCCAGTTACCAGGAATATATTATTGACCCGGTTGCAAAACTGGAATTTCCGGAGCTGGTGATAGATAATTATTTATTTGCCTTTGCAGATGACATGATTAAACCTCCTTCAAATAAAAATTTGAATGAGTTGTTGATTAACAAACAGCATTCGAATTACGGTTATCCATTTACCGGCAATTAGTTTTTTTTCATAATTATTGGTTTAGTTAGGTTTAAGTTGAGCCGGTTCTGTGGGACCGGCTTTTTTTTATGGTGCCGGAAAATTGTGGATTAACTTCTCATCGATTGTGTTACGAAATTTTTTCAAATATGCATCAGTTTCGGCAATAGAGCTATGGCCAAACAAATCGCGAATAGTTTTAGTGTTAAAACCGGCATCAATCAACCGGTCGGCAGCAGTGTCTTTCAGGCAATAAAATTTCACTTCCGCAGGAATTTTTAATTGGAGGGCTATTGTTCTGAAATGCTCTGCAATCCGGGTTGAATGTTCAAACGCATCACCTGGTCGCAATCCCTTGGAACAAATGTAGTACCCCGATGGAAGCAGCTTGAAATACTGCTTTAAAACAGACAGAAATGGGGTAGCAATTGGCACAATGCGTTTCTTTTTGTTTTTCGATTTACTTCCGGGAACTATCACAACACCTTTATCGAGCCAAAAATCAGAAATTTTCAGCCGGCAGATTTCGGCCGGACGCAATGCCAGGTAGTAGCAATACAGACTGATTATATGAAAATCAAAATCAAACTTTTCGGTATAATTAAAATACCTGGTTGCCTCTTCATCCCGAAACGGACGTTTATCGGTTTCCTGCTCCGGAATTGGAGTTACCGCATGAAAAGGGTTTGTGTTTACAAACTTATTTTTAACAAGCGTATTAAAAAAAGTGCGGTAATCAATCAGGTAATTGTTATAGGTACGCCCTTTAATTTCGCGAAACTTAATTAAATCGTTCATAAAAGAAAGGGCGATATCTTCCGTAAATTCGAAGATAAACTTTTGTATTAGGTTCTTTTTTGTGAGCCATTCGCGCAGGATTTTCATCCTGGATTGGAAAGAATGCTGGGTACGTTTTCGGATGTACAGGTTTTTAAAATCGATAACAAAAGTTAAAGCCTTATCTATAGACGTGTACTTTTTATTGTTTTCCTGATCGATAAAAGGATTTTTACCGGCATCAAGTAGCGAATTAATGTGGTCTATGAGCTTTTTCGCGTGGCGTTCCCTAAGTTTAACATCACTGATATGGTCAATATAAATACGCTTTCTGCGCATTTTCCCCTCGGTAGGGTCAATTGCTGAGAAAAAAACATAATCTCTGGTTGATCCCGCACAACGGCGGGCATAAACGAAGGGTAGATTAAAACTATTCATAGCTCGATAATTTTAATCCGACACAACAACCCTAAAAACTTTGGCGCATCCTTGGCGCACTTAAAAAAGAAAAACCAATGTAAAACACTGGTTTTCAATAAGTTCCTTTGAACTTCGTAGCGGGGGCAGGACTTTCCTGTTTTCCTACTCATATCTAATAATCAATTGTTTATAATTGCTCTTTCGAGTGTTTTTGTCCTGTTTCTGGCGCTTGCCTGGCGCAGTTCTGGCGCAACTATGAAATCGTTACATACGTAATTTTACGTACTTTTACGCATCCATTTTGCGTATTTCTACGCTTGTATAACTACACAGCTTTATTTCTTTTTGTATCCTCGCCGCTCGATGCACCACTTTCATCGTGGGTCTCTTTTTTTGGTGGGTTTTCATAAACTGCAATCAGTTTTTCATAAAGTTGAATTTGATTTTCCAAATCTTTACAACGCCTGCAGCAATCTGTTTTATATTTAGCCGCTGCTTCCTCCAACATCTCAGGTATTTCTTCTGAACTGATTTCTGATTGGCGTTCACCGGTAAGCAACCACCGGGCATCGATATCAGGTAAATATTTTAAAATTTTCTGTAACCCATCAATTGATGGTTTTGTTTGGTTTAGCCAGTTATTAAACTGCCTGTAATCGATTTCTAATTCAGCGGCAACCTGATTTACTTTTAGCTTTTTACTCTCAAAAATTGATTTAAGTCGCTGATTTATAGTTTTCATAGATAATATCTATATGATTAAAGAAAAATAAATTAATTATTGTATGTAAATATTTACATTTAAGTTGCAATTATTACATACATTTGTTTCATGTAAAATACATACAAATATATATTAAAAATGAATGATAAAAATAGTGTAAGTACACCAACGGCAGCCGATATAAAATTGAAAATCCAGGAAAGGATAAAAGAGGCTCCCGAAAACTGGATGACAAAGGTTGCAGCCCTTACCGGCAAAACCGAATCGACAATTAAAAACTACATCTATGGAGGCCGTGCCAAAAAGAAACACCTGGCCCCTGTGCTCAAATCGCTCAACCAAATAATCGACGAATTCAACATTGAACTTTCAAAAGAATTAAGCAAATGAAAAAGCGCGAAAAAGTAGGCTTGATGCTCGCCCTGGGTTATTCAAAAAAAGAGGTGGCCTGTAAAATGCAAAGCAGTGTTAATACCATCGACAACCACGCGCAGCACCTCTACCGCGAAACCGGCTGCCGCAACCTGGCCGACATTACCCGGTATATGGTTCGCCGCTATTCGGGCCTGCCGATTGAAGACATCCTTATTCATGCCGCTAACGACTGTACTTTTATTTGCGGTGTGGCATTTTTAACCTGGTGCGCCATGCAACCCGAAACCCTCGAAAAGCTATCGGCAGCATTTTCAACTGTCAGTAATTTTTTAACTAATATATTATGAAACAACAAGTTAGCAAATTTTTAGAGTTCAACGGAAAAACACTCGTTTTTTTGGCTGTTGACGGGCAGTATTGGATAGCCTTAAAACCTATCTGTGAGGCACTTAATGTAAGTTGGAAAAAGCAACATTCCAACCTTTTGGAAGATCCTATTTTTGGTCAACTATCCACTGTACAGGGGATGGTTGGAGCCGATAACAAGGTAAGAGAAATGGTTTCTCTACCTGAAAAATGGGTTTATGGATGGCTTATTAACATTCAATCTTCTTCTCCTGAATTACAGGAATACAAAAAACTTTGTTACGAAGTTTTGAACGATTACTTCCACGGGAGCATCAGCGGGCGCAAGGAGCTGCTTGCACAAAAAGCAAAAGCACAAATGGAAATAGACAAGGTAATGAACCGCCTCGACCCCAATGATGCCCTTACCATCGACCGCGCCAGCAAAACAATAAACCAGGTTAACGCCAAACTTCGCGCGCTCGACAGCGATGTGCTCGAAGAAGAACGTAACCTGTTCAGCCAGTAGGTATCACAACCAACCATAGCGGGGGGCCAGGTTTAAGTAAAGGGTTTGTATCAACGTAGCGTCCAACGGCTCCCCGCTTTCTTCCAAAACAGTTCTTTAACTTAATGATAATTCCACAATAAGAAGATTCCAGCAGCCTTAGCTGTTGGCAGCCAAATCGTGAGGAGTTTCGCCGGGTACAGTTGGGAGAACCGGTATTAATTGTGCAGGCTACTTGCCAAAGCCAGCACTCTGCGAAGTGGCCTAACCCGATGAAGGCATAAGTATGAGAGCAAAACACGGCAAACCCTGCCGTCTGGAATGATGGCAGGGTTCTTTAATTAAGAATAGTATTAACAAAATATACTGTTGTACCAGGTAATTACAAGCCCCGCTAATGGGCGGGGCTTTTTAAGAGATTATTTAAATAATGATAATAACAGGGGTGGCAATTTTAAGAGAGAAAAGGTTTTTGCATTTCCATAATTGATTGATTTTGTGCGCCACCCCTTTTTTTAAAACTGACTATGATATACGCGAAAACACTTAGAAAAATAATCATCTGCCCAACATGCCAGGGCGAGGGCACTATAAAAGTGGGCAACCTGCGCGAGAATCACAACCACGACATTGAACCGTGTCGGGATTGCGACGGAAAAGGAAAAGTAAAAAGGATAGTAACCATTCAATACGAGAAGTTATGATGACAATAAAACTGGTGGGAGCACTGCCCCGCGAACTAAAGGATGCCGGTTTAAAACCGGGCGATAAACTAAAAGCAGAACCTGCCGAAAACTCTACCCTTGGAGCGGTAAAAATACGCACCTGGAAAGATGATGCCGATTACATTGCCACCGTGTGGCCCGAAAACTATGTAAAAGAAGGAGTGTCATGACAAAGCAGGATTTCAGGAAAAGGGTAATCAGTCTTTTACGTGGAATTATTAATCAGCGCACCTGGCTTATAAAACACGACAAAAGTTACATTGAAAGCGACTGGGCACAACAGGAGATACGTAATATTACTTACGCAGCCAAAAAGCTGGTTGATGCCGACCGTGCCAAGGCATACCTCGAGCGAAAGGAAACCGCCCTGCGGTACCTGATACCAGCGAAAAACCGCAAATGGCACGACGAACTCCGGGAGCTAATTAACACGCAACTGAATTAATTAAATAAATAATCAGTCCGATGCAACAACATGGTCCCGGCCAGTGGGTCGGGACTTTTTTACCCGTAATTATGAAAAAAAATCACTTTTAAAAACTACAAATTATGAAAGCACAACTTTTGAAAGATTTACAAAACCTGCAAACCAAGGCAGCCAATTTTTTTGACGAAGCAGACGAAAGCCGTTCGGAACATGCCGGGGGCTATTTATACCTGCTCCGGAGAATTAATAAAACGATTGCTTTGGTAACTGGCACAAGTGATGCCAAACCATTACAGTCGTTAACCGATTTGAGAAAAACAATTCTTGACATTACAAAAGAATACAGCGCTAAAACAGGTGTCGAATACCGGGTTTCAATTTCGGTTGAATGTGATGAAAATGGATGTATCAAATATTCAGGAGAAATTGAAGGCCTTAAACCCGTTCCTGCCGGCGACAGATACGGTAACAGAATTTACTCAAGAAAAACATTTCAAATGCTTGTTGCTGAATTTACAGACCTTCTCGAAGCAGATGTGGAAGCCCGTAAAGATGATAACGAATCGGGAAAAGATATTACGGTAAAATAACTGAGCCATGAGCGATAAAAAAATATTTATAGCACTGAGCCAGCGCGAAGCAAGATCTGTTATTACGGCAATACGTTGTCTTACAAATTCATGCATTCCCGAAATCGATGACGTATTTTTTGACCTTAAGAAAAAAAATGCTGCGGCAATGGGCATTACAGCAGAAGAACTGAGCGAGATTTTAAATTTTGGATACCACCTTGGCGAACTTGCCGACGAACAGGCAGAACTGGAGGCCACAATCAATGCCGCGGAACCCGAAACTTTGAACCCGATAGCTATCGGATCTGAACCATTATGAGCCACGGAACATGTAAAAAGTGCGGGTGCACCGATGATAACGCCTGTTACAGCGATACACACGGGTCCTGCTGGTGGGTTGACCAAAATCACACATTATGTAGTTTTTGCCAAGAACCCTTTGTCAGCGACTTTTCAATTGAACGTCCTTCTGATTTTCATAATGATCAAATTAATCCACAGCAACCATGATTGAAATTACTGCAGGAGATTTTTTGGCCGGGGGCGGCGGTGTTACCGAAGCCATGAACCAGGTTCCGGGAATGAAAGTTAAGTGGGTACTTAACCATGACAAAACAGCAATCCGCACCAATCTTTTTCACCACAAACAGGTGAAACATTTTTGGGCCGATTTATACAAGCAAGACGAACACGAAATGGAACCTGTTGATTTCGCCTGGGCAAGCATCGAATGCACTCAGCACAGCACCGCTAACGGTGGCCGCGAAAAGAAACTGGGAAGTTATATGCTTGGCTGGGAACTGGTGCGCTACACTAAACACCTTCAGCCGCTTGTACTGGGAATTGAGAACGTTCCGGAGTTTAAAAAATGGGCGCCGTTGAAAGACGGTGTGCCAGATGGAACCCGCAAAGGCGAAGAGTTTGAAAAATGGAAAGCCGCCATTTGCGCCATGGGTTACGATTACAGCGAACGCATAATGAATGCCGCCGATTTTGGAATCCCAACCCGCAGGGTGCGCTATTTCGCTTTTTTCGTGAGCAAAAGCATCAATATGCAAGTTCGCTGGCCGGAACCCACGCACAACCGCTTTGGAACAAATGGTCTGAAAAAATGGGTTGCCTGCAAAAATTACATCGACCTGGGCAACGAGGGCAACAGCATTTTCGGGAGGGAATTTAATGCTGATGTAAAAAAGGGGAAAAGAAAACCACTCAGCCATAACACACTGAAACGTATAGCGGGTGGTATTAAAAAGTATGCCCCTGAGCTGAGCTTTATTTTCCAGTATTACGGAAGCGGTTTAAACACCCAGCAAACAACCGCCCCGCTGAATACTGTGCGCACAAAAGATTGTCATGCACTGGTAACTGTTGAGAAAAAACATTTTGTACAGGACCATGTTCAAACGGATAATTTCCACACCCCGGAGGATCCGCTGAACCCGGTGCTTACCCGCCAAACCAAACAACTAATTACGCTTGAAAAGATTCAGTTCCTGCAGGACTATTACGGAAGGTTCGATACCGCCCACGCGCTTGATGTGCCTGCCAACACCATACGTACCGAGAATTCGAAACACCTGGTTACCATCGATAAAAACATTATGGTACAGCATTTTTCGGGCAACCACAGCAGCTCACCTGACGAACCTCTGCCAACCATTACCACCACCGACCACAATGCACTTGTAACTGCAACCGCACAGTTTATTTCTCCGCAGTACAACAGCAACGGCAACCCCGAAGCCAACAACCACCCGGTTAACGAACCTTTAAAAGCCATTACAACAGAACCCAAAAACCAGTTGATATCAGTAACCGGGAATTTTGTAAGTCACCACTTTGGTACAGGGGTAAACCAGTCAGTCGATGAACCTGTAAACGCCATTACTACCCATGAAAAGAGCCAGTTTATATCAGCCTACTTTAACAGCAGCGGTAACCCGTCAACACAGAACCAGGGAACCGACCAGCCGCTGGGAACCATTACCACCGGAACCAACAAACACGCGCTGGTAACAGCCATTGAAAATGGAGAAATTGAATTCGATATTAAAATGAGGTTTCTGGAACCCGAGGAGCTGAGCCGGATATCAACATTCCCGAAGCAATATTTTACCAACCCGCTGCTGAAGCTTACCAAAAAAGAACAGGTGAAACTGATTGGCAACGCCGTTCCGGTTGATTGGGCGAGGCAAATTATCGCCCCCGTTGTAGCCGATTTACAGGAAGTATTAATTAAACAGGAAGCAATTTAAAACCAATAACTATGATTACCGCAACAGTAAATTACCTGAAAAACGGACAGTTTGATCAACAGACCATGACCGCTGAAACCGAAGAGCAACTTCTAAACGATGTATTTCTGTTTTATGCCGAAGCTTACCCAAAACAAACCATAACCATTGGTAATGTGCACTACAATGGCGAAATCCTCCGCTGGAACGACTTTCTCGCGCACAACCACTTCGCCAAAGGCCGGTTAAGCTTTGAAGAATTTAAAACACTATGCAGCACTGCAAACGTGCCAGTGGTACAATGCAATTAATAAAGAGAATTATGAGCAAAATAAAAGAACATTACCACAACAAAATTGAAGCCGGAATGAGAGCCGGAAGCCAGAAGCCAGAAGCCAGAAGCCAGCACAAAATACAATGGCTAAACCTGCCAGGCTACAAGGGCGAAACCTGGAACCCAATTATTGGGTGCAGCAAAGTAAGCGATGGCTGCAAAAACTGCTATGCCGAACGGATGGCAAACCGGATGGCACACAACCCAAAAACAAACTTCGATTACGCGGAAGTAATTACAGCCAGTAAATGGAACGGAAAAACAACCCTTTCGCATAAAGGTCTGTTTAAACCTGCCAGCTGGAGAACGCCACGCCTGGTATTTGTTTGCTCCATGGGCGATTTATTTCACGAATCGACATCATTTGACGCAATTGAAGCCGTGTTTTCTGTAATGGCCGATTGCGACAGACATATTTTTATTGTGCTTACCAAACGACCTGAAAGGATGTTTGAATTTTACAACTGGAAATCAAGTTTTGGCATTCCATGGATACCATCCAAAAACGTTTGGATGGGAGTTACAGCCGAGAACCAGTTGCAGGCAAATAACAGGATTCAATACCTGAATTGCATTTACGCAGCAGTAAAATTTGTAAGCATTGAACCCATGCTGTCGGAGATAAGCCTTCACGAAGCTTTGGGAGAATCGCTTAAATATCATGCCGGAGGATTAAAAAACTGTCTTTCGTGGGTAATCTGCGGAGGCGAAAGCGGCCACAATGCAAGGCCGGTTCATCCCGATTGGGTTTTATATTTACGGAACCAGTGTATGGCTGCCGGGATTCCGTTTTTCTTTAAACAGTGGGGAGAATTATTGCCCAGTTGTCAGGACACAACCGGCGAACATTCAGCCAAAAGAATTAAAATGTTCAAATCTCCACACAATCCAAACAAAATGAATATTTACTACAAGGTTGGCAAACATCGCTCCGGCAACCTGCTCGATGGAGAGAAGTATGAAGAGTACCCAAATATTAACCTATAGCTTAATTATTATGGAAAAAGGAATTGAATCATTTAAAGTAGCCGTATTGAAAGATACACAGCAATATAACAACTGTTTTAATGAAAACGGTTGCGACCATGAGTTTTACCGTATGGTGCCCGAAACTAACCAGGCAATTGTAGATATGGGCATGAAAGAAATGTGTGTAAGAGTTTCGAAATGCACTCATAAATATTGCGATAAATACAAATGGGTTATTGACCGTGCCAAACATTACGCCGAAAAAACAGGAAAAACGCTGAATGAGATTATGCAGGTTTGGGAAACAGACCGCGGATACTGGTATATGAATTATTACCAGGAATGCAATCAGCCAATACTTACCGGCGACAATATTATGATGTACGATGATTGGTTTAACGAATTGAAAAAGCGATTTGGAAACGATTCAAAACAATGGGCTTTTGTTTGCCCTGCCTGCGGAAATACACAAACAATACAGGATTTTATTGACGCCAAAATTGAAGATCCGGAAAGCAAAGTTTTCTTTAGCTGTATTGGCCGATACACAGACACAAAAGGTTGCAACTGGACCCTGGGCGGACTTCTGAAAATCAATAAACAAACAGTTATTAAAGACGGTCGCGCAACTCCCGTTTTTGAAATGGCCGCAGCTCCTGCATCTTTTATCACTAACAAATAACCTGTATGAAACAATCAATCCATTTACTCGACCCGGTTAAAGGCCACCAGTTAGGATCTCAATTTCCGACAATGCGCTGCGGCCGTACTAAAAATTTTAACTCCGTTACTCCTCTTTTTACTACAATCCCTGCAGAAGTTACCTGCACCAGTTGCCTTAGCTATATAAACAATCCCTGGCGGGTGCTCCGTAAATACGGGCAGGTAAAAGTAGTTGAAGATATGTTCGTAATGTTCTGGGGTCAGTACGGTTACAAGTTAGATATGACCGCTGTAATAGAAAATCCCGGGTGCTGGATAATTGTGGTTTCGCACAATGGCCGCTGGCACTTAAACCTGATGACCAAAGCCGGTAACATGGCTCAACTGGGCTTTAAGCTGGTTGATATTATCGAGAAGGAAATAACCATTTTGAAAGAAAAACAAACCAAATAAATAATGAAAGAACATCCAATATTATTCTCTACCCCAATGGTACAAGCCATTTTGGAAGGACGCAAAACGCAGACCCGGAGAGTTGTGGAACCGCAACCACGTTTACACGATGAAAACAACTGGCCTTGGAAAATGACAGAAAAAGAAGGTCCAGTTCCGTATGATTGTTATTTCGGCCAACCCGGCGACCGGCTTTGGGTGAGAGAAACTTTTAGTAATTATCGAGGATTTGCGGAAGACGTAAAACCCATCGCACCATTGATATTCAAGGCAGATAAAGATGAATGCGATCAATACCCTTGTGATCTGGGCGATGAAATTGTATACGTAAGTCAAAGAGAGCCCTGGAAACCATCCATCCACATGCCAAAAGCTGCCGCCAGAATCTGGCTGGAGGTAGAAGAAGTGAGGGTTGAAAGATTGCATACCATCAGTATGGAAGATGCCATTGCTGAAGGTATTCATGTTAAATATTGGGGCGGCGATAAAACTCAGCCCTATGCTTACCGGCCAACGGTGCCTACAGAACCACTGGCAACAGATTATGACAGAAAACCAGAGGAATCATTTCAAAAATTATGGCAGTCAATTAACGGAGGCGAAAGTTGGGAAGCCAACCCGTGGGTGTGGGTAATCAAATTCAAAGTGTTAAGTACAACCGGAAAACCCGAAACATTAAACTTTAAACCGCTATGATCATCCACGGAATTCCAAACCACCCGTTTTTTTATATCATTCAGCCGCCATCCGCTCAACTCTACAGCGAGCGTGTTCAGCCACAGAACCCCGGGTTCGTAAAGCCGGTGCTCGATTTTAAGGATCCGCGCACCGGGCAAACATGGAAAGCTGAATTATGGGATGTGCTGCGTATTGACTTGTACCGTATTCCAGACCATATGTGCCGTGCAGCTTATGGCGCCAACTCAAACGCGGTGGTTCCAATGCTCGAACAACGTTACCCCGAAGTAAGGACCAAAAAAGAAATAGAATTTCTGCAGCTAAAAAAACTATGAGATACATCGACCAAAACGAACTTTTCAGAGCTACCAACAATGGGCTCGACGTGTTTGAGCATTATTTCCCTGCCGAAAACCTGCGTAACCCAAAGCACTATTTTAAAGAGCGTGCCGGCGAAAAAACACCCAGTACGCGGGTTTACTGGTACAATGGCCTTTACCTGATTACCGACTACGGTAACCAGGACGAAGTTAACGGGATGAATGCCGTAAAATATGTGATGTATCGCGAAGGGTTGCAGTACATTGATGCATTGCGCTACATTGAAGAGGTTGTGGTTGGCCGTAAGGTTACCAGCGAAGGTTTTTACCGGCCTAAGTATGCCCCCGATTACAAGGTGCGCGATATGAAACCCGACGACAAAAAAGGCGAGTACAAGTTTGTTTATAAAGAAAAACCTGCAGAAACCGACCTTGCAGCCATTGGCCGCTATGTTACTGCCGAACATCTGGAAACTTACCACGGCAAATCGGTTGAACGTTACGACTATTGCGGGTACAGCAACAAACAAAATAAGGATGTGGTACATACTTTTATTGCTACCCAGGATTACCCCATTTTTGTTTTCGATTACGGAACCTTTAAAAAACTTTATAAACCATACGACCCCGAGAAAAAGAACCGCTTCCTGTACATTGGCGAAAAACCAAAAGACTTTATTTATGGCCTTGAGCAGATTAAAGCAGCCAAATGCGAATTTACCGAAGAGGATGAAAACGGTAAAGATGCCATAAAACTGCCCGAAGGAAAACCCGATGCCCGGGTAAAAGACCTTTTCCGTTGCTCGGGCGAAAGCGATGCGCTTAACCTGTTCAGCATAGGTTGCCGCCCGTACTGGTTAAACTCTGAAAGCGCCGATTACCTTCCCGGCCAGTTTACCGAAGTTGATAACCTTTGCCAGAACCACTACCAGGTAATGGATTTGGATGCCACCGGGCGCAAACATGCCACTAAACAGGCCCTTCAACACATGAACCTGGCCACCATTGAACTACCCGAATGGCTCATGTTTAAAAAAGATTTCAGGGGTAACCCGTGTAAGGACCTGAAAGACTTTATTAACATATCGGGTACCGATGCCGAAAGTACTTACTGGAATTTTATGGCTTTGAAACGAAAAGCCAAAACTGCCAAATTCTGGGTAAAAATTGAAGATAAAAACGGTAAATCGAGTTATAACATCAGCCTCGAACATTTATACTGGTTTCTGCAGCTCAGCGGTTTTTACCGGGTAGAAAGCATTTACCATAAAAAAGCCGGTTACTCTTATGCCCACATCGAGGGGAAAATAGTGAAGCTGATAAACCCCGACCACATAAAACGAATTGTAAAACACACCATCAAAGAATATGTGAAAAGCAAAAATGTGATGGACGAAATTACTATCCTGAATAAAATTAACAGCAGCGCTCAAATTAGCGAAGCCAACCTGCAGGATCTTCCGGAAACAACTCTGACCTTTAAAAACTACACATCAACCAGCGAAGTACTCAACTTTAAAAACCTGAGTATTAAAATTACCCGCGACGAAATTTCAAAAATAAAACACGAAGATTTGCCCAACTACATTATGGGCGAACTGAAGCTCGAAAAACAAACCATTTCGCACATTATCGATCACACATTTCAGTTGGTGAAGGAACCGTTGCTGGAAGTTGATCCAACACCCGAATTTAAAATACTGCTAGATAAGCTGGATAAGGCTAAAACCGATATCGAACGCGACAATGCCAATGCCGAGATTTCACGCTTTCCGGAATTGGATAAATACACCCTTAAAATAAGGGATAAGGATTTTATATTTATCCGCTTCCTGCAGGACCTTTCACACATACACTGGAGAAAAGAGCTGGAGCATAAGGAAGCGCTTACAAAAAAAGAGGAAAAAGAACAGGAGCAGGCATTTATAAACCTGCTTTATATACTGGGGTACCATTGCAGCCAGTTTAAACACAAAGCAAAACCTTGGATTTCGTTTTTGCAGGATATGCGCATAAGTGAAATTGGGCAGAGCAGTGGGCGAAGCGGGAAAAGTTTAATTTTTACTGCAGTTGAATTTGTAAGGGCTACCTTCCATATTCCGGGGCGAACGCTCGATGATAAAAACGAGTTTAAGTTTATTTACGATGGGCTCACCGAATTCCACGATTTTATTAATGTTGACGATTTTAACGAGCGGGGCCTTTTTGATATGTTCTATACTGAGGCAACCGGAAAGCGTAATATAAACCCCAAGAACCTGAGCGCCCATTCGCTCTCGTACGAAGACAGCGGTAAAATGGGAATAACCAGCAATTTCGAACTGCCAAAACAGGACAGCAGTACAGTTGCACGTTTGCTCAATGGCGGTGTGAGCGATTTTTACCACGAACGCACAAAGAGTAACAATTACAACGAAACCCGCACACCCTTAACAAGGTTTGGCCGCCGTTTATACGATGATTTTAACAGCCACGAGTGGAATCAGTTTTATAATGTAATTGCTTACGCCATACAATTGTACCTGCGTTTCGATAAAATACAGCCACCGATGGAGAACCTGGAGAAACGGCAGGCACGCCGCGAAATGGCCTCGGGATTGGGCCGCGACGAAGAGTTTTTCCACTGGGCCAACCACTATTTCCAAACTTGTAAGATTGGTGAAACGCCCGAATATTCAGATGCTGATGTTGGTTATTTTAACACCTACATCATCAGGGAAAATGCATTTGAAAACTTTAAACAGATATTAAGCGACAGCCAAAAGAAAACCTATAAAAGCAACAAGTTTAAAACCCACCTGGTTGCATTTTGCGAATACTACGGGTACAAGTTTAACCCTCCTGAATTGTGCGTGGGTGGTGAGTCGGAAGGGTCGCGCCGAATAATGAGATCTATTGACGGCAAAACCCGCGAGTGCTTTTACATCAGCACCTCGCCGCAACTCCCCCTGCCCCCCGGTGATAATGAAATTGAAAATGCAATTAGTAATGCACCGGCCAGTAAGGATGCTGATATGCCGTTTTAAGAGAATTTACAGGAACATTTTAAAATCAAATTAATAAATCAAATTATGAAAAGAGTAAAAGTTAAAGACAGAACAGGAGTTACCACCAGCGTAATTCCACAGAGTAACGGAAAATATCCGGTTTGGTTCGACAACACAACAGCAATTGAATTTATTGCCAGTGAAGAAGTTGAATTTATTGGATCATTTAAAAATCGTGAAAGACCAACATGTATTGCCTGTGGTGTTCAGCTAAATAGTGAGAAGCCTGGTTATTGTTTTTCGTGCAATAATAAAGCAATTGAAATTGAATTGAAAAATGAACGAGCCAACAGCTTAAGAGAAGCTTCTTTACTAAATACTCACTACTAAAAAAAATTATATGTCGAAAAATCCATTTCAAATTATTAACGAGTGCCACAAAAAAGGCGAGCCGGTATTTGTAATCAGGGCGAAAGACCGTGCGAGTGTGGTAGCGCTTGAAGCTTACCTGCTAGTAACATCTTACGGCCACTGCAACCCTGAGTTTATGGAGGAGATAAAACAAATAGTAAACGATTTTCACCTGTGGCAAAGCCAGAACCAAGAAGATACCCGGATGCCGGATTGAGGGATTAAAAATTGAAAATTAGAAATTAAAAATTATGAAAACACTGGAGAAATTTATTGCATGGTCCGTATGTGCCTCAGTTTCCATTTTTGCAAATGGTTATGTGATAATGAAAATTTGGGGTTGGTTTATAGTGCCAGTGTTTCAACAACCGTCGTTACAGTTTGCTGAATCTTTGGGTTTAATGATACTAACCAGGTTCTTAACTTACTCTGGAGTAAATAAGCCTGCAGAAACAAAAAAAACAACCGATATCATTAGGGAACAAACATTGGAAACCGTTTTAAAAGCAGGGTTTATCCTCTTAATATCATATATAGTCAGCTTGTTTATTTAAATCCACATGCAAAAATGAGCAAACACATAGAACTGGCAAAAAAACTGAAAGCTCTTGCCGACAGAGGTATTGGCGGAGAAAAACTGAACGCCGAAAAGATGCTTGAAACATTACTTAAAAAACACAATTTGACCATTGATGATATTGAGGGCGAGAAAACCGATGACTACTTTTTTAAGCTAAATGAAAACGAGCACAGGCTTTGGTATCAAATCGTTAAATCTGTAAACACTGATATAAAATGTTACGGTGAATTTCCAAAGAAAGATATTAAGCTATTTGAACTTAAAGGCAATTATTGTATTAAAAGCACACTGTCAGAGTATATAGAAATAGAGGCAAAGCTTAGTATTTACAAAAGGCTTTATGAGGAAGAGTCTGACATATTTTTTCATGCTTTTTGTACAGCCAATAATTTACTGATAACACCAAAAAAGCAAATAGATATTTCAGATTTGGATGATAATGAGTTAAAAACATTATTGCGGGTCCGTCAAATGTCGAGAAATATTAAAAGTGAGCACTACAGAAAGCAACTATTTCAAAAAGAGGGAAACAGTTAAACCTTTTATCTCAAATAGAAAATCATGAACACCATCGAATCATTAAAAACAACAGCAATACAGCAACCACAACCGGGGTTTTGCGAAGGGATAAAGGCATTCCAAAGGCGTGATTTGCAAAATGACATTCGCACAAAAGAAATTGAGTTTAGGATGTGCCATAAATTTGACGACCCTGCCCGATGGGGAACACTGCAAAAAGAACTGGGCAGTTGTATTGCGCACTAATGAAGATGGTAAGGGATGAACTACTATGAATTTTTATTTTGGGCGTGCTCCCGATAAATCGGGACCGGGCTATTCGTTGCAAGTCCTCATTGCATTGCGGGCTTTCCACTGCTATCCCTCACGCGAAGAAATGCAACTTTTAAGTTGTAGAAGCGTGAATTACGAATTAAGATTTATTAAAAACACCAATAAAAAAAGTTTTGGAATGGATTTAACAGCAAACGAAATATTACAGGAAAACAACATTGAATCTATAAAAATTGGCTATTGTAAATACAATCTAAGATTTAATGGAAAAGAAATTTTAAGACCTGAAAACCCACGCAATTGTTATCAGCTTTTAAAAGATGAATTTGGTATAGATGAACCGCGTTTTAAAAAATTTTGATATGTGTCTCAATAACACGAAGCTATGCATCGTCCGTCAGTTGACGGATGATTGTATAGCGGCTGTTATCGGGCTTTTTTTACCATCAGAGCATATAACGATAGTGACCGATCGGTTCGCAGAACCGTAAAAAACCGGCGAAGCGAAGCGAAGACTCCATATATTTTCCCCTTTTTACAGATAACATTAATAAAAACCATTTTTACAGAAATCCATTTTTCTGTTTACTTTTGCTATGCACAAACAACATAAACCCGGAACAGGGAGTTTACTGAACAATTGGGTAGCTACTTGAGCCGCATCAGGTAAACTCCTGTTTTAACTTTCGGGTATAAATTGGTTGTTTGTGCAAGCCTGGCGGCTCATTTTTTTTAAAGCACAAACAACCATGGAACAGCACATTGCCATTTACAGCATCGGGAGCCAGAACCTTACACAAACTATTTCGTTGCTTTACGAAGTTTATCTGAAAACCGGCCAATACCCGGAAAAAATTGTTTCAGGCGATTCTACATACCGGTGGGATAAAACACTTGCACATAAGCTGGCCACCAATGCCATAAACGAGCAAGAGTACACCCACGCCTGCAAATATTAAAATCTCAGGGACTTTATTTTCACCCCCAGGGAAACAACAGCCGTAACTGTTCCCGAAACTATAACTAAAAAATTAGTTCACACCCCCCGCACCCCCAAATAGCCGGTAACAGAAATTTGTATTACCTGCAACTTCAAGTATGTAGTTCGGAACGTTTCCCCTCCTTTTTCCTGAAGGAGGGGTGGCCGAAGGCCGGGGTGGTTTAAAACAATCGTCGAAGACACCATCTACAATACTGCCATTACATACTTCTATCAAAAAGCCGATATAATTAGCAAAATGCCACTTTTTAATTTTTTTCGTTTGGCCTGTTTTTGCTTCCCCCTCTCCCCCTTTCTTTTTTTATAAAAAATTTGTAATTTAGAAATAATCAGTTATAAAAGTCTAAGGATTAGATTTTTACAGAATTACAAATTTATTGCAAATTTTAAGCGATTTTGTAATTTTCAAAATTTGTAATTTTTACCTGAACACTGAAAAAGGCATAATTTCAAAAATTACAAAATTTTGTAATGATTTGCAATTTTTGAAATAATTGTATATCAGTATATTATAAATCTATTACAAATTTAGAAACAGGTTGAAATTGAATTTGCAATTTTGTAATTGATTGTAAATTAATTACTTAACATAGTTATTATGATGAAAATTACAAATTTTGCCAAAAATCGTTGCAATTTTAAAGGGGGTTGCGGAAAAATGGCCGAAGTGTATAAAAATACATTTTGCAAAAATAATATCATATAAACTGACATTTTGACAAATAGCATTGTTAACAACTTTATGATAGCATTAACCCTTTAATAAAGCATTTTGCTATTTTTAACCTCATTACCTGGTGCAGCGGTTTGTGATAAAACATGCTGATGAGAATTGTATTCAACTTACCAGCCCCTAAACACAAAAAACGATGACACAACCGGCCAAAAACCAATTGTATTTAAAGGTACATCCCTACCTGTGGGAGTTTTACAGGGGTTATTACGGCAGCGAGATAATCGATGTAAAAGATAATCCTCTTTTATCGCTGCGCATTAAATCGATTCTGCAAACAAGGGCCGAAAGTCATTACCGCCGTAAATGGTCCGATTTCAGGATAATAGTATTAAACCTTCCGTACTTTCAGGTTGGAAACAAACGGATTAATGTTGCCTGCAGAAAACATTTAGACGATCACAGGCAATTTTTGATCAGCCAGGAGCTCTATCAGGATTTTAAAAACATGTTTTTAAACTTTGTTTTGGGTTACGTAAAAAATGGAGGATTACAGGCAGATGCCATAAGGGATTTCTGTGATTTTTACAATTTTGAAATGAACCAGGTGAAAACCGAAAGCCTGAAAAAAATGTGGGACCGCAGCGCCCTTAAGCAAAAATGGAATATCGAAAGGGGAGTGTTAAAAGATGTTAAATTAAGGCCTTTGAAAATTACGGGCGTGTCCCCAAGTGTAGTGCAGTAAAAAACCATCAAAAAACGGAAAAAAATGAACGACCAGGGAATTAACAAAATTTACTCTATTAAAAAAAGCAGCTGTAATTACGGGTTAATACCACTCCCGGGAACGGTTGTAAATTTGGCAACCTACCTTACGGGGAGTTTAAGCGAACTTGAATTTGAAGTTGACAGTTTTACGAAAAGCGAAACAACAGAAAACTCAGATTCTGGGTTACTTTACAACAGTAATGCAGGCTTTACCGTAAGCGGAATTACACCGGCAATTGATGCAGTTTTAAAAACGTTGGCCGGCGAACCCCATTTATTTGTTTTTGCCGATAATGAAGGACAGCATTTTTTAATGGGAACAAACAATTTTAAACCCATGTTTACTTATCAGCAGTTAAATAATAATCCACCAAATACAGCCAAAAATTACAAAGTATCAATTTCGTTAAAATCTACACATGGTTTTATTTTCTGCACTATTATATAGTTAACTGTACTTTTGAGCCAGTAAAATCTGCTGTAATGTTGATGAAAAACAGCAGATATGAATTCTTCATATATAATATCGGCAGTACTTAGCGGTAAATGGGCAATAGATCCGGATTTTGCATTTTCGCAGGGCCCGCTTATTGCCAGCCTTCTTAACCAGCAAATTAATTTCGAAAAACGCGAGCCAGATAAAATGATGGCTTTCGCTGTTTCGCCCGATGCTGCAGCAAGGGGTGTAAGATATTCGTATTGGGATGGATTCGAAAGGGCCCCATCTGGTTCAATAGCAGTTGTAAACCTTAAAGGAGTTTTACTTAAAAACGATCAGTATTGTGGACCGGCAGGTATGGCAACCATTGGCGAAGTAATAAAAACAGCTGATGCTCATGAGAATATTGCAGGAATAGTGTTACACATAGATTCTCCCGGAGGAACCGTTGACGGAACAGAAGCTTTGGGAAACATTATTACCGCAACCAAAAAGCCTGTTGTTGCATTTGTTGACGGGCTGATGGCCAGCGCAGCATTATGGATCGGATCGGGTGCCGATGAAATTATTGCATCGACAGATACCGATGAAATAGGAAGTTGCGGCGTGCAATGTTCGTTTGTAGATGTTCAGCCATACTGGGAAAAAATGGGAATAGTTTTCAGGACTATTAAGGCCAGTACTTCGCCAGATAAAAACACATTGAGCGAAGGAATCCGCAAAGGTGAAAAAGAAGCCGTCGACCAGTTTATAAAAGATATTCTCGATAAGCTCGACGAGAAATTTATGAGTATTGTACGAACAAACCTCCCCGAAATAAAAGACGAGCACTTAACAGGTAAAATGTTTTTTGCCCGCGACCTGATGGGAATTGTAGTAAATTCAATTGGTACGCTTGGCGATGCTATAAACAGGGCAGCTGAACTGGCAAAAGAAAACAGCAGCAACACCGGTACTCAGAACCAGGCAAGTCAGCAAATGGAAAAGGTTGTTGAAGAGATTGAAGAAACCACTGCCACCGAAACGCAAACCCCGACCCCGATAGTAGTCGGGACAGGGGCCAATGATAAACACAGAAGTATTATTAATATGAAACAGTACAAGCATGTAAATGCCGTTTTGGGTGTTGAATCACTCGAATCGGTTGACGATGTTGTGAGCTTAAACGACGAACAGTTGGAAGCTCTCGACACTAAGCTTGGAGCGGACAACTCTGCGGAGATCCAATCCAGGCTGGATGCAGCCAATGAAACCATTGGTGCGCATGAAACTACAATTTCGGGCCATGTTGCAACCATTGCAGCAAGGGATGCCGAAATCGCCCGCCTCAAAGGCAAAGCCGTTGAGGAAAACACCGCCAAACCTGTTGGCGGCGATGATACCGACCTTGGTGGCAAGAAAACCAAAACCGTTGTAAAAGACGAAATGAATTTTGCCGAACAGGTTAATGCAGTTGCAGATGAATATTTAGCTAAACACCAGTAGAAAATGGGAAATTTAGTAAACGTTGAATCGTTAAACAGGGAACTGGTAAACTACCAGAAGGACATGATCATGCTTCCGTACGCTCAGTTAATACCTGTATTGGCTGATTTAAAAATTAGCATGTTGGGCAACGTAGTCGGTAAAGACGTTGTAATTGTAAAAGAACGCGCCAGTAAGGTTGCCGCTCCATATACACCGGGGCAGGCAGCTGCTTATAAAAATGAGCTTTCGCGTATGTACGAACGCAAGCTGGAACCTGAGCTTTGTTATGCCGCCGTTAAGGATAACATTCTTAACTACCGCAAAAAACATGTATTGTTTGATGCCGCCAAAAATAAAGTTGACAACAAAGAAAAATCGCACCCGCTTGAACGGGAAATTATTGCCGATTCAGTAATTACCACCGGTGAAGACATTATTGATTCGCTTTATTTTGCTGAACGCGATGCCGATGACCCATCACCAATGGGAATGGTTGACGGGATTTACACTCTTCAGGACAAACTTGTAACAGCAGGTGCCATTTCTGAAGCAGCAGGTAACCTGGTTGCATGCGGTTCGCTGGCAGCTCCGGCCAGTGGCAGCGATATTACTGCTTACCTCAGTTTACGCGACTGGTTGAGGGCTGTGGATCCGAAAATCAGGAGTAAGGCAATTATCCTGCAGATTTCGAACCCAACACTTACCAACGTAAAAGATGCTTTGGAAAACAAAAGGTCGTCGCACAGCGACACAACTTTTGATACACTGCTTGCACAATTGCGCGGAGATTGCAATCTGCCAAACCTGATGATCAGCTCGCACTATTGTTTGGGAACCGGAACCAGGTTAACTTTAACCACCCCGGGTAACTTTGATATTGGTTTCAATACGCTGAGCGATATTGAATTCATGAAAATACGTGCACCATGGGAAGACCCGAACATGATCCAGTTCTGGATCCAGTGGGAAATGGCAATGCGTATCCAGGGATTTCATAAACGAAACCTGATGATATCTGACGGGACAACTGTTTCGAACGAATTAAGTGGTGATTACGATGCCGGTTCAGGCTCGGGTTCTGGTGTAATTTCGGTTTAACCTAAAAAAAGGAGGAGCTGAATTATGACACTTAACAGAGGAGCACTTGCATACCAGGAGGGCGTTTGCGGAGCAGGCGGCGTACAGCCAATTGGTTATTATGGTTTTATTGAAGATGTTGAAACTTTTCCGGTTCCGCCAACCGTTGAAGCTGCTGCCGATTATGCAGCGCTGGCAACAATTGCCACACCAATTGTAATGAAAGCTGGTAAAACCATGTATGCCATGGCCGGTGAGCTGGAAACTGCCGGATTGGATGGCGAATCGATTGGCGAACGCGGCTCGATGTCGAAATCGATTAAAGCAACCTGGTATTTGCCCAGCACCGAACCTGCCAACCTTGGCGCATCTAAATACTTTAACAACCGCCGTATGTTCTTTATTGTAAAAGAACAAAACGGGCAGTACAGGGTAGTAGGATCGAACCGGTTTCCGGCATCGGTGAAAAGTAAGGACACCACAGGTATGAAAGTAGCAGACCGCAGGGGAGTAACCCTTGAGATTGAAACTTACGACTGCGGACCAGCACCGGTGTACACGGCAGCAATTCCGGTTGACAGCGCACAGGATCTTGGAGTATAACCTGAAAATTTTAAAATATAATCCTCCTTCAGAACGAAGGGGGATTTTTTTTCACTAAACGAAAAAATTATGGCAACACTAGCTGAATTAAGGAAACAGGTAAAAGAATTAAAACTTGAAAATGCAGCCTTGAGAGAAGGAAAACCATGTATTGATATCATCTACCCCAACGTTGAAAAATTTGTACAATGGGATGAAATGAAATACAGTCTCAGGAGTGTGGAGAAGAACCTTGTAGATGTTGAATTCAGGGTTTGGATAGTTGGCGACCGCCCTGAATGGCTGAGCGACGAAGCCAATTTTATTGAAGTGCCCTGCAGCGGCAAAACCACCCGGCTTGACCAGGCATTAAAACGCATTGCCGTTGATAACCACAGGGAAATTAACGAGGTATATTTTTGGATGAATGACGATATTTATTTCATAAACCCGGTTACATATGCCGATTTATGCATACCAAAAATTCTTGAAGACCTAAAAGGAAGAATTAATAAGTACAATCCGCAAACCCAGTGGGGCAGAGATATGATTGATACATTTAACCGACTGAAGGTTGAACAGCTACCCACTTTGAATTATGCTATTCATTTACCATACATGTACGAAAAAACGAAATCGAAAGAGCTGTTCAGGTTATTCGAGTTGGAGAAAAACCCTTATGTTTTCGAGAATCTGTATTACAACCTGTTTTATCCGCACCTGATACCTTTTACCCTTGGACTTGAAGAAACCAACAACCTGCTTTTTTGTGTTAACCGGCCAAACCCGAATTGGGATATACTTGGCAGACAGTTGAAGGCAAAAAAGTTTATGAATAACTCTGAAGCCGGGATGACCGACCGCTTTAAAACTTTGCTTCAAAGTTTATTTCCGGAAAAAAGCAGGTTCGAGAAATAATGCGGATACACTACTTCACTCCATTTTCGGTCGAAAAAAATTTTCTGGCCGAAATAGATTATTATATGAATCTGCTTCAATTGGCTGATGATTGGGCTTGCATAATGGATGGTGACACGCTTTTTCTACGATCGGATTTTGGTAATTGCATACTTGAATATGTGCAGCGTTACCCCGAAACCGGATTATTTACCAGTTATGCCAGCCGGTGCCATTACCAGTTCCAGGTTCCGCAAATTGGTGATATGAAAAATGCTTCGATAGCAGTTCATAAAAGCATAGCCGACCAGTTGAACCAGCGCCATCAGCCGCAGCTCGATATAAAACAGGTAAACAGAAGGATTGCCGGACATTTAATGTTGATAAGAAAAAGTACCTGGACAGAGATTCGTTTCGCAGTTTTTGAAAAATGCAAAGCGAAACAAAAGAAAATTCTGGGAGTAGATACCCAAATTTCATACGCAGTACTGGCAGCCGGGAAAGATATAAAACTGATGCGGGGAATTTACCTGCTTCATTATTTGCGGTTTAATGAGGGATTTGACAACGATAAACATTTACTATAACAAATACAATTATGCACAAACAGGTTAGAATTTTTTTTCAGTATATACAGAATTCATATTGGCAATATTTCAGAAACACAGATGTATTGGATTGCGGAAGTCTGGACATAAATGGCAATAACCGTTTTTTATTTTCAGGCGGCAAATATACCGGAATTGATATTATGGGTGGCCGCAATGTTGACATAGTAACCCGGATACACGAATTTAAACCAGGGAAACAATATGATGTAGTTATCAGTTCGGAAATGCTTGAGCACGATGCCCATTACAGGGAGAGCCTTCAAAATATGTTTGAACTAACCAAACCAAAAGGGATGTTGCTGTTTACGGCAGCGGGAACCAATCGGCCAGAGCACGGAACCACAGCCCATCACCCGGGCGACAGTCCCAAAACCCATGATTATTATAGAAACATAACCGTTGAAATGATTCTTGAAGGATTGGATTTAAATCAGTTTAGTTGGTTCGAAATATCGTACATCGGAACAGACATTCGGTTTGCAGGAATACGTCGATAATTGTCCTTGTCTGGACAGGATATATGGTATAGACTTGGCTTAAACTTTAAATAATGAAAATGAAAAAATTAAATGCTACTGTTTTCCCTTCTGATGATAAAACTATTTCGGTAGAGGATGACAATATTTATGGAGGTGCCCATAAATATGAAATTCAGAATTGCATCGGGTTTAATGATGGCAAAACCCAATACGTTGAATCTTCTCAGCAGATTCAGTTTGTGCAAAAAAATGATGATGGAACAATGGTTCCCGGTTTACAATCTGAACAACTTGTGTTGGTTCTTTTGGACAGACATAAAAAACTGAATGCCCGATTTCCCAGTGTTCAAAGTAAAAAAATGATTGACGGGCTTGAATTATTTTTACTGGCTTGTGAAGAACGAGTGCAGGAACGGATGCAAAGGGGAGTTATGGGTGAACTTAAAAAATAACATCTATGACAGACAAACAAAAGTTGGCCGTATGGCTAGGCAACAAAAACAGAGTTTACAGCCACGGGGTAGCGTTGTATAAAGCCCTTGCAGTTAATCCGGACAGAAATAAGTTTTATTCGGACCAGAAAGCTGGAAAGATGCATGAAAACATGCTTTTGAACGATTTGCAGCGATATGCGCGGATCCATAAGATTCAGCCTTCAACAATAAAAATTGTACAAAAACAGCAGGCCAGCAGCGATGCAGCATTTAAAAAGGTAATTACCCAGGCACAACCAACCCATCCTGATCGAATTGAGCAACTTAGGGTGCAGATAGTGAAAAACGAAAAAGTTGATTACGAAAAACTCCCGGAAGAACTCAAAGAAGTTTATGACCAGTTTAATGACTTGTACAATGGTTATGACGAAAACAGGGAATTGCTGCAAAGTTTGCCTAAACAACCTGAGTATAACGAAAAACGGAAAGAATCCGCTGAGCTGACAATTTCATTTCGAAAAAAAATAGTTGAAGGTTGGGAGAAAATAGACACCTGGTGGAAAAACCTGAACAGTCCAACCGGTGACGGAGATGAAATAACTCAAGCATCAGGCAAATACACTAAAGCCCAGATAGAAGCCATTAAGGATGAAGGAATAAAAGCTCTTTCAAAACAAAAACGGATTGAAGCCAATATGAAGTTTATTCAGCGCAACCATGAATCGGCTGACAAAAATGTGATCGAAAAAGTTGCTGAACGTAAAAAAGAACTCGACCAGTGGACGGTGGATTATGCAAAAGTACTTACAAAAAATACATAACGCTTACCTTAAATTTGAAGGAAGTAATGTAATTCCGATGGCCAGCAATGCCGACTGGAGCATGCACCAGTTACTTGAGTACCTGTTACGGATAACGGGACCGGCGAAAGTTGCGATATCTTCGTTTAGTATAACTGAAGTGGCTATACGCACTTTCCTGAACCTGAAAGAGGAAGGTTTAATTCAGCAGCTCGATTGCCTTTTTGACTTTACAGTAAAACAGCATAAAGCCGGGTTGCTTTTTTTTACCAGCAATGTGGCCGATACAATTTCGATAAGCAAGTGCCATGCAAAACTGATTTCAATTGAAAACGATTTGTTTACGCTAACGGTAGTCGGTTCGCCTAATTTTAACGTTAACGATAAAAAAGAAGTAATGGTAATTCATTCAGACCGCTGGTTTTTCGATTTCTATTACCAGGTACTTACCTCGTGGATGGCTGATGGTTTAAAAATTGACGCCGATGAATATCAGTGAGGACCAGTTAAAGCAAATTTTTGAATATGCCGGGCTCTTTCTTTCTCCTGAAGAAATAGCTGTTTTAATAGATGTTGAAGTTCAACCATTTATTACGGCGGTAAAATCGAAAAAGGGTGAGATTTATTTGCAATACATGAAGGGTAAAACCGAAAGCAAAAGAGCAATCAGGGAAAACGTGATAAAGATGGCGAAACACGGTTCGCCACAGGCCGAAGATTTGGCAGAAAAATACATAACCGAACAAAAAATAGCCGAGAAAAATGCAGGGAGATAAGTTGGTTGCCAAAATGTATGATCACCTGTTTACTACCCCGGATAACCAGGCTAACATTTTTTCAGAAAAAGAAATGGAAGTTGTAATCAGGTACCGGGCAGTTGTAACAAAACTATATTCAGATCCATGGCTATCGGATTTTGAGGTTAAAAATTTCCTGATGACGGAATTCAATTTAAGTGAAAGCCAGGCATACAGGGATATTCCCAAAATAAAATACTTGTTTGGCAATGTTCAGCTTGCAGCCAAGGAATTTCATAGGATGCGTGCCAATAAACTTGTTGAAGATGCAATTGCGGAATTAAATAAAGCAGAAAGTAAACTTGATGTTATGATTTCCGAAGCCAAAATAAAGGCTGCCCAGGCTTATGTAAAAATCAACCAGCTCGACAAAGAAGATAAATTTGTTCCGCATTGGGATGAAATTCAGATCCCTGATTATTCTCCAACATCGGATGTTACCGTAATTAAAGGACTGAAACCAATACCTGACCTGGAAGAAAAGAAACACAGGTTGCGAATTGAAGTGGGAATATTAAAAAATATTGTGCGGGTTGAAGATGTACCATTTGAGGACGTAAAGAATGGATAACCAACAGATTTACCTGAATAGGGGTCAGATGGAGATGCGCGATTATGCGCCCAACAGCAAAACAGTAATTGCATCGCGACGTTTTGGAAAAACTGATGGTAGCCAGGGGCCTGAACTGGAACGCGATATTCAGCAAATGCCGGGAAGCGCCGGAGCTTTATACCAGGCATCGCATGAACAATTACTCAAGAATACTTTGCCCCAAACCCTGGCATTTCTTGAACGCAGGGGATACAAGGAAGATATTCACTTTTTTATAGGACGTGAAGCTCCCAAATGGATGAACTTTAAACACCCGGTTATAAAACCTCGAAAATGGGATCATGTGGGCCATTTTTATAATGGCTCGGTTGTGTATTTGCTTTCGCAGAATGTGAAGTTCTCGGCCAACTCAATTACTCTCGACTACCTCAGGTGCGACGAATCGAGGTCGTTAAACAAGGAAAAGCTTTTTGAAGAGGTTGTTCCAGCAGTTTCAGGAACTCCCGGCAGGTTCACCGATTGCCCGTGGCACAAAGGAATATCTATATACTCCGATTTACCATTATCGAAAGCCGGCCAGTGGGTTTTAAAAGAACGCTCGAAAATGCTGGATCCAAAAAATATGCGTGTTAAAGAGGTTGTTGAAGGTATTTTATACGAACGTGCCCAATTGATGCATACTTACGGCCGGGATTTAAAACCATTTCCCCACATTAAAACCAAGGTTGCCCAACTGGATAAGGAGTTGAATGAATTTCGCCGGTTTCTTTTTATGTATTTTGAATTCGATACGATTGAAAATTTGGAGATCGTTGGTGAAGGTTATATCCGTGAGCAGAAGCGGAACCTTCCCCCATTGACTTTTTTTGCATCAATTGGCAACATGTTAAATCTGAATAAAGGTGATGGGTTTTATGCCAATTTCAGGGAAGATGTTCATTGTTATGATGCTTATGATGAGAATGTTTTCCTTAACATGAGAACCAGAAGAAACACTTTGGATTTAAAAGCCATTAGTGAAGCTGATAACTGCCGAACTGATAGCGATATAAAAAAGAATGAACCATTGTCAATTGCATGTGATTACAATGCCAATATTAACTGGGTGGCAACCGGCCAGCGTGACGCTGTTCGAATGCGTACCCTGAGCTCAATGTTTACCAAACATCAACAGAAAATTCGTCAGGTTATTCGCAACTGGTGTGACTACTACGAACCACATGCAACACACCGGGTTAATTATTATTATTCTCAGGAAGCTCTTGGTGGAGGTTATGCCGATGAAAGCGGCCAAAATTTTGCAGAAATAGTTATCGAGGAACTTACTAAACGTAAATGGAATGTAAATCCGGTTTACATGGGACAACAATGGAATCATCAGAAGAAACATATTGTAATTAATGATGCTTTTAACGGTGAACCAGGATTGCTATTTCCTACATTTAACTCTGTTAAAAACCAACATCTTATTCTTGCTTTGCAAAGTGCAGGTATTAAAATTGGTTTCAAGGGATTCGAAAAACAAAAAGGGGGAGAAAAGCTGGCAGAGAGCGAAGATGATGTTCTTGAACTTCGCACCGATGGCACTGATGCATGGGATAACTTATACCGGGGATTGCAATATTTTCCTCAAGACAATTCCATTTATAATATTAGTTTGGGTACAACCATGTTGGGGTAATAAAAATTATAGTACTTCATTCAACACGTTGCTTATTTCTTTAGCAACAAGTCTCATTTCAAAATGTGGTATCGTTAACGTCAAAAACATTCATACTTCATAAATTTTTGACATAAACGATGAAATTGTGGGGGGGAGTCACATCTTTTGAATCCTCAAAAACGTCAGCATATTACACCTTTTGAAGACTTGTCTCGACAAATGACAGTCAGCGTGGCGCAGGATGCCAAGCATGAAAAAAGGAGTGCCTTTTTTAAATCCCTTATGAATTGGGCTGAAATTCAGTTCAAAAGATATTTTTTTGAGGGAATGGCGTCATAAAGACAAAAATAATTCTAAATAGCTATTTTAAATAGTTGATTTACCATGCGTTAAATATTAAACCGGACACTTTTTTCTTGCAAAGAAAAAAGTGGGCAAAAAAGAAGCTGAACCCATTCGCTGTTTGTCTTGCCAATATTAATAGTCGCGAATGGGACGTTTTGGGGCCCCGCTTTGCGCCCAAAACTTTCTGATGTTCTTTTCTCTTTTATGATTTCGGTAAAAGATAAAAGAACCAAAAGAGAAAGCCGCCTGCTGTGCACTCCCTAAATCCATTGCCGGGCATGGATTATCAGAACGGAAATGCGTTGGATGTTTTTTTGCGAAACTCCGGTTTTTAAACTTCCCCGCATGGCAGTACTGTAACCCCACCGGCCGGGTTCTTGTAAACTTCAACATATGGACTTCGATTGATTGTGAATTTTACAGCGCACTTTCAAGACTGTGCGGACATGCCGGAACCTGGAACCCTTTTTCATGGTTTTCCCTGTGGCCAGTTTTCGTGTAATTTTTTTGACTTAATATCTGCTAAGGTGACAGCCCGTTTCAGGGTGCGCGTTGCCATACAAGGATTTTCCCGGCATAAAGATTTATTCCAGTTCCTCCTTGCTATGCCCTGCCCCGGGCTATCTGATACCTGCACATATTAACTTTTTAAAATTACTACAATGAGAACTTACAAGAAAAATTACATCGGAAAAGGAACCCAAGTACCTAACATGACAATCGCAAAATGTACAGTGAAAGTAGCAGAAGTGCTGAAATTCAAACACGAATTCGAAGGAGAAGAATACATTACGTTTGAAGTTGCAAAAATGAAGGAACCGGACAAATTCGGAAGGGGTTACACTGTTTACTGCACAACAATTGAGGAAACTGAAGAAGAAAAACCGGCTCCAAAGAAACGCAAATCAAAAACAGGAGTAAACGCTGACATTCCGTTCTGAAGAAATTTTCCCTGCTTCGGCAGGGATTTTTTTTGGTCGTAGTTCTGAGGAAGACTCTCCACTCCATTTAAATACCGGCAAAGATATTTGCGCCGTCCAGAACAGTCAAGGGTGTATAAACTCTCTGCACTGTTTACCTTAGATGGTACCGCCCTTGCCCTAATCCGCCCGGCTCAATGGTGGTACGCCAATATTTAACCGGCGTGCCTGATGCCATAATAAGTCTGTGTAGGCAGCAGCAAAACATTATGTCTGATTCAAATAACGGAAGATTTCGCTGCATCCATTGCGGCAGTAGGTTTAACCTAAGCAACGAGGAAAACGAAGCTTACGAAAACGGCTTCTTTATGATTGACCCCGATTGCTGTGATGATTGTTTCCACAACCTGGAACATGCTCCTGATTATCCCGAATTCTCCGATGCCGACCCTGGCCTTTAAAACTCTGCAGTATGGAAAAGATTATCAAAATACAGGAGTTTTATCGCCAAAGTGGTAAGTACGACAAGCGGATGAACATTGTTCCAAAGCTCATATTAAGCGGTAACTGGCTCAGTGAGGCTGGTTTCAAACCTTCCAAAATGGTACGGGTCGAATGCCGTAACAATCAGCTCATTGTAACCTCAATCGAGTAATCGAAAATGCCCTGCTCCGGTAGGGTATTTTTTTGGTCGTTAATCCACACAACCCAAATCCCGTTTTTCCCTGCCGTTCTCTCCAGTGCTTTCACCCTGTTTATTTTCAAATTAAGGTGCGAAGAAACAGCCTCAATTCACAATTCGCCCTGCCATTCAAGGATTTTCCCGGCATAAAGATTTATTCCAGTTCCTCCTTGCCTGTTCTGATTTTCTGCTGTGATGGCAATGCACATCATTTTAAAAATTAAACATTATGAAATCAAAATCTTACAAAAACAGCAGTGAAGAAAAAAACAACCTTTGGGATGCATTCATCAACCACCTCGAACAGCTCTACTTCCCGGGAGCCAGTGAATTACTCGATACAAAAACAATCGCTTTCGAGTATGAGTCTTTCAAAAATTGTTACGCATAGGGCTTCGGCCCTTTTTTTTGGTTGTGTCAATTTTATTATCTATTTTTATGGTGCGTTAACAATTAATATCGTTTTCAAAATCACGATTTTTTTTTGCATAAAATTTAATAGTTAACGCTTGGTTCTGCCGAAAGGCAGGCCTATTCTAGTTACCTGGTTGCATTGGTATTGTTATTTTAAAATGACATTGGGCAAGGTATGTCCCGTGTTTGGTTTATAATGGGCCAAACAGCATTCATACCATAGGGTATTAATTGTTACGCATCGGGTAGCATCCTTGCCAATTTTTAACTATTAATTTTTTAAATTTTATGCAACATGGAAATTGTCCATTTTATTTACAACGAACAGCAAGTTGATTTTCTGCCAGGCGGAAATGAAAACGTAATGGTAAACGCCACACAAATGGCTAAAATTTTCGGAAAAAGAGTTGATGTTTTTCTGAAATCTGACCACGCAAATGAGTTCATAAACGTGCTTGAGCTTACACCGTTTGGTGGAAGCTCGACCCCTTTAAACAGGGATGAAATTATCAAAACCGTGAACGGTGTGAATACATGGATGCACCGTATTTTAGCCCTGAAATTTGCTGCATGGCTTGATGCAAAATTTGAAGTTTGGGTTTATTCAACTATCGACACTATTTTATTCGGGCATTACAAAGAACTGCGGGCAGCCACCGAAGAAAAAATTAAGGCCGAACAGCAACTGCAGTTAAAACGGACTGAGCTGTTGCAAAAATATCCCGAGTTTGTAGAGTTTCTCCAAATGGAAGGTAAAATTACTGAAGCTGATAAAAAGCGTACAAAAGCCCTGCAAAATGCCACACGGCAACTCAGGCTCGAATTGTTTCCACAGAATAACTAATGTTATATTTTTGAGATACTTAATTAACCTTTCCGATAGGGTTAGTTAAGTATCTTTATTTTTTTTCCTTTCCTCCCCATTCAAGCATTCATGCACTCAAGCATTCACGCATTAAGATCTAAGAAAGATCCTCACTCCACTTAATCACGGCAAAGTTATTAATCGCCATCCGGAACAGGCAAGGGTAATACAAGCTCTCTTGCCTGTTTTCGTTTGTGGTTCCGCCCTTGCCCTAATCCGCATGGCTCAATGTGGTATGCCGAAATTAACCGGCGTGCCTGATGCCATAATAAGTCTGTGTAGGCAGCAGCAAAACATTATGCAAAATTTCGATATCTACGAAATGGTTACTAACCTAATCATCCAGCGCCTCGAAGCGGGTGTGGTGCCGTGGCACATGCCATGGAAAACAGCAGGAGCAATGCCACGAAACCTGGTTTCCAAAAAAACTTACCGCGGTTTCAACTTCTGGTACCTGCTCAGCATGGGTTTCGAGAGGCCGTTTTTCCTCACATTTAAACAGGTGCAGGAGCTGGGCGGCACAGTTAAAAAGGGATGCCACTCGTTCCAGGTGGTATTCTGGAAAATGGTGGAATCCCGCAACGACCCCGCAAAGAAAGTTCCTTACCTGCGTTACTACCGGGTTTTCCATGTTGACGATGTTGAAGGAATACCGGCAGGAAAACTCCCATCGAACAACCAACAAGACCAGGATTTCGACCCCATCGGAACCTGCGACCGCCTGGTGGAAGAATGGACCGACAGCCCCACAATTCAACACAATGCAGAGTATGCCTGCTATGTGCCATCTATGGATGTGGTGAAAATTCCAAATCCACGACGGTTTTTCAAGGCCGAACAGTATTACTCCACGCTGTATCACGAGCTGGTTCACGCCACTGGCCATGCACGCAGACTGAACCGGCACAGCAAGTTTCCAAACCACCACTTCGGCAGCGCTGATTATTCGCAGGAAGAATTGGTTGCTGAAATGGGAGCTGCTTACCTCTGCGGAATCTGCGGCATCGAAAACGCCACCATCGACAACTCAGCCGCCTACATACAAAGCTGGTTGCAGAAACTCAAAAACGACAAAAAGTTTGTACTCCAGGCTGCCAGTTACGCGCAATTGGCTACCGATTACATACTGGGCACAACACCGCACGACACTTCCGAAACAGTTGCCGAAGAACACGCGAACACATCTCTGAACTTTGAACTCTAAACTCTGAACTCGTATGAAACAGCAACGCGCAACATTCGAACAACTGATGGAACAGCTTGCACGCCGCCATGGTGTGCAGGCCGTTTTTTCCGATTTCCTTACTTTGCTGGTTTGCGCCTTCTCACTGGGGCAACGCGAAGAGGAATACCTTGCAACAATCCGGAGGTACGAAAAACCCGAAGCTTACCGGTTCTCTGAAGCCCTGGCAGCGCTCACCGTTGAAATGACCGGCGACGGATCCGGAATGGTTGACGTGCTGGGCGATTACTTCGAACGGTTCCTCAGTTTTGGCCGGAACGGGCAATTCTTTACACCGCAGAACATTTGCGACATGATGGCCCGCCTGCAAAACCCGGTTCACGCACTGCAGCGAATTCTGGATCCTGCCTGCGGAAGCGGACGCATGCTGATGGCAATGGCAAAACTCAACCGCCACGCCCTGTTCTACGGTGCCGACAACGACCGCAACTGTGCCCTCATGACCGTGGTAAACCTTACACTTAACAGCATGTACGGCGAAGTATCCTGGATGAACTCCATCACCAACCAGTATTACGCCGGCTGGCTAATCGAACCAACCATTCACGGAGTGCCACGCGTCCGCCAGATTACCGAAGCCGAAAGCTACATCAAACTACGGGTACCTGAAAAGCCGGCAGTTACACCGAAAATCGAAATACCTGTATCGAAAATCGAAAACATTCAACCAAAACAAGGTTTACTTTTCGAGTTCTGAAAAAAATGTTAACCCCCTGCAAAAAAAACTTAAAAATATTTTGGTAATATCACAAATGATATTAATTTTACATCATTAATCAAATCGGGGGTTCACCCGTAAAACGAATAAAAACAATGAAAAATTCACAAGTAACAATCGAACAATTAGCCGAAAAACTCAACAAAACATTATGGGTAAAAGGCGATCTCAAACGCATCTATTTAAACGACGCTGGCTGGAATACCAAAAAAATGAGTACAAAAACGTACATCTTTCAAACCGAAGATGGCGAATTTAAAGTATCGTGCCGCATCGATTGCCCGTCGCAACCTTACCAGTGGATACAAAGCCAGGAAGAGGAAGTAAAGGAAGGTATTTACAAAGATATCGAACACGCATTGGCCCTCATGGAAATCAGCCTGGTTGAATTCAAAGTGCTCGAAGAAAAACAAGAAGTAATGGTTTACATCCGCAAGGGCGACAACGAACCAAGCTGGTACACCGAAAGCATATTTTACGACGAATTTGGCACTTACCCCGAAAACGTATTTTCTGAAATCCCGCGCATAGTTCCGGTTGCCGCCCCTGTTGCTGCTCCGGTGGTTAGCACTGTTAAAGCCGAAAAAGCG